GTATGCCTAGCACTCAACGTGTATCACGAGGCACGTGACCAGCCCTTCATTGGGCAGGTTGCTGTGGCACAGGTAGTGATGAACAGAGTACGTGATGAGCGTTACCCTGATGATGTGTGTGGTGTAGTTAAACAGGGCCAGACATACTCATGGGATACAGACTTTCCTGTACGCAATCGCTGTCAGTTTAGTTGGTACTGTGATGGTAAGAGTGACAAGACACCTGATGTAGAGGCACACAACAGGTCTATGTTAGTTGCACATGGTGTAATGAATGGACACTTGGATGACTTTGTTGAAGGTGCAACACACTACCACGCCAGCTATGTGCGGCCTGATTGGGCTGAGACAAAGACAAAGGTAGTACAAATAGGTGAACATATATTTTATAGATGGGAGCATGACCAATGATTAAACACATATGTAAGCACTGCTTGAATACACAGTACATATCTAATAAGCTGCGGCAGTTAGCATCAAAGATGTACTGCTATGTATGCGGCAATGTTATTGATAAGCTGAACGACAAGGATGCTAAGACACCTAAGTATCTGTCAGGAAAGGATAAACAAGATGGATAAGATGATGAGGAAGCTAGGCTTAAAGGATGATTACGGTTATTGTGACCCAAGCATTGTTGGCTTCATTGTAATATGGTCTGCGTTTGGATACATGATTTATGTAGCCATAGGCGGGATAATAGAAAGGATTTTAGTATGAATAGATTTCTAATTGACCATCATCCTGACGCTATATCACGGTCACTGTGTGACCAGCATGTAGTCAAGATGCCGTTGGAAGAAGCGCAGATGCTATGCACTAGCATATGGCATCATGCACCTGAGTATGCAGAGCATCACCAGTTGTACAAACCAGTACATCAGAAGCATCCATGTACCTTGTGGGCTATGGAGACACGGGCAAACTTTGTCTATGCCTTCAACCTATATACATCCATGCTGGGTGAGTATCATCATAGGTATGGCAAGTGGCATGGTGCAGGTAATCCTAGTACAACTAACCCAGACGCAAGGCCACAGCATTTGCTGGCGGCTAGACACTTCATACCTGATGGACAACTGACCCCACACCCTCAGTGTTTCAGTGGGCTTGACCACCTAAAGACAGATGAGAAGTGGCCCATCATGGCGTACCGTGCATTCTATAAGGTTGACAAGACTAAGTTCGCAAGGTATAACAAGGGACGTAGTATGCCTAAATGGATGAGGGAGAATGCAGCATGACTTTATTATTAATAACTATTGTTATACTAGCTATAACTTGACAACACCTATACCATATGGTATAAGATAGTATCACTTAACGAGAGGAGAATATAATGCCATTAGATTTTACAACACAAATAATTGAACAGGTTCCAGAACACTTAGACTTTGCCGTAGCTTACGAGCCTACCAAGGTGAAGGATAAGAAGTATGTCATCAACAGCGAGACAGATGAATACATTGGTATTGTAGGCGAGGGCTTCAACTGTGCCTCACACAAGGACTTCTTTCATGGCGTACAAGATACCATGCTAGAGAACTTGACAAGTACTGAGACAGATGGCGCACAAATTGAGTGGAAGTATGCACGTAAGAATGCATGGGCTATGATGGATGTGCGTATGCCTAACGTGTCCACCACTATCACCACTGACAAGCATGAGACTACTATCTCACAGCGTATCATTGCACTGCATGGGATTGACGGTAGCTGTTCTAACACAGTATTCTTTGGGGCTATCGACTTCTTCTGCCTCAATGGTATGATTAGAGGTGAGCATGACAAGGTGCGGCGTAAGAACACATCTAACTTTAGCATGGACAGGTTCATCTCTGACTTACGTAACTCACAGCAGGACTTCTATGCACAGTCAGAGCGTCTACAATCGTGGGCAAGGCGTGACCTTAACACAGTAGATGTCAAGGCATTGCTTGAAACCCTTATGAAGTCAGACACTAAGGCTACCAAGATGTATACCTTATACAACCAAGAGGTGAGTACCAGAGGGCGTAATCTGTTTGCTTTGTATAGTGCCTTTACTAACTATGCAACCTATGCGGATGAGCGTAACGGCTTTAACCTACGCAACACAGGCAATGACACACAGGCTGTGTCCATGTTCAATCGTGAGAACCAAGTGTCTCAGTGGATTGCAAGCCCTGTGTTCAGACAACTAGAGGCAGCATAATGTTGACACTTGACAAGTCAGCAGGTATGATGGTAGGACTTGCAGTGGGTGACGCTCTTGGCGCACCCCTTGAGTTCATGGACGCTAGAGAACCTGATGATTATATAACTAAGTATGTTACTGGTGGGCATCACGATATGTCCATCGGTGAGTGGACAGATGATACAGCTATGGCATTAGCTATGGCTGATTCACTGTCAACCCATCTAGCAGAGTTCAATCCAGAAGATATGATGCACAACTGGTACAACTGGTACATGAAGGGTGAGTTTATACCAAGAGGTAAATGCTTTGACATTGGTACTACAACACAAGACGCTATAGAGAAATGGATTAACAATAAATCTGGTTACTCATATAACTCTGTATCATTTGACGATGCTTCGGGTAACGGTGCCTTGATGCGACTTGCACCTGCAGTGATTGCATCAGCCACACCTGAACGTGCTATGGAACTGGCTATTGCTACGACTATACTGACACACGGTAGCCCTAAATGTATTGAGTACAGCAGGGTATTCGCCCATCAACTGTGGCACGGTGACGCACTACAAAGGTATCAGTCATACAACCTACCCTTTAACACAGATAGGAAGGATGTTATGTCAGGTGGCTATGTAGTAGAGACATATCAGTGTGCTATGTGGGCGTACCAAACTACGAATAACTTTGCCGACTGCGTTATCAAGGCGGTCAACAGAGGACACGACAGCGATACGTGTGGTGCTGTAGCTGGCATGATAGCTGGCGCACACTACGGACTAGAGGATATACCATCTCACTTCAAGGATAACTTGATGTGGTATGACAAGCTGGTAAGTCAAGCATTTAGATTACATAACATGAGGAGATGACATGAAACTAAATAAACTATTACAGGACTACCTTTCTTCCTATGATTACAAACAGTTACGGGATGAAACTAAAGCACAGTATAAATACTTTGCCAACATCTTGATGAACACAGAGGTAGATGGCAAGGCACTTTATTTGCTTGACTGTGATAAAGTTACCACACGCATGGCTAAGACAGCATACAACGAATGGTGTGACAGGGGTATCCACTTAGCTAACCATGCTATCTCTGTCACTCGTATCCTGTTTAATCATGGGGTGCGAGAAGAACTGTGTCAGACCAATCCTTTCGCTACGGTACGTAAGAGAGCCGCTGAGAGGCGTAAGGTTGTCTGGGGTAGGGGTGATGTACAAAAGTTCTTAGACGAAGCCTATGCGGATTTTAGCACCCGTAACATAGGTTTGATAGCACAGATGGCATACGAATGGTGTCAACGTCTTGGTGATATGCGTATGCTTACGTGGGATGCCATTGACTTTGATGCACAGACAGTACACATCAAGCAGTCTAAGCGTAGAGCAGAAGTATTCCTGCCTATATCGGATGAACTACACAGTATGCTAGTACAACAACAAGAGGACTTCGGCTTTCAAGAGTATGTGGCACCAAGACCACGCCCTATCAGGGGTAAGTACGAACCTTATACCTTGTACAAGCTGCCTCTATATGCACGTGAGGTCATGGATGCTGCGGGATTACCTAAAGAGTTACGTCTGTCTGACCTAAGACGTACAGGTACAACAGAAATGGTAGATGCAGGTGTCGGTATGGCACAAATAATGTCGGTTACAGGACATGCTAACCCACAATCAGTACAGCCGTACCTAAAAAATACATTGGCAAGTGCAGATAGGGCATTGACCGATAGAAAAATACATGCTATAAGCATAGCAAGTGCCGCAAAGGAAAGTGATTAATACATGAATACTATATATAACATTATAAGTGATATTAATATACCTAATGGTAGTACAAAGAGAATGAATTGTCCTAACTGTAAAGGGTACAAGACATTCACTGTGACTAATAACATGGGTAATCTTGTTTGGAATTGTTACAAGGTATCTTGTGGTATCAAAGGTGGTACTCGTGTACACTTGACATCCGAAGACATACGTGCTAGTCTTCGTGGCACTTCCGATAAGAAGGAAGTTAAGTTTGTATTACCTGAGTACATTGTACCACACGGTAATAACAAGGATGTCATACAATGGACAGACCAGTGGCAGATAGATGCTGATGAACTTGGTCTTATGTATGATGTCAAAGAACATCGTGCTGTATTCCCTGTGATGCATAATGGTGAGATGGTGGATGCCACGGGGCGTTCACTCTCTGGTCGCTTACCTAAATGGAAGCGATATGGGAATGGTGGCTTGCCTTATTCGTATGGGTATGGTAGAGTCGCTGTAGTTGTTGAGGACTGCGTGAGTGCTGCAGTTGTTGGTAGTGATGTATTAGTTGGGGTAGCTGTGTTGGGTACGTCACTGTCAGAATTACACAAGAGGTATCTCATGCAGTTCTCGACAGCAATTATTGCGCTAGACCCTGACGCACTGACTAAGACCCTAGCGTTTGCAAAAGAATTACGAGGCTATGTATCTGACGTGAAGGTACTCAGACTAACAGACGACCTCAAGTACCGTAACCCTAACGACATGACCAACTTACACAGCATAGGAGAATAAGAATGGAACTATCACTAATACGCAGTCTAATGGACAGAGAGTTCTATACAGAACATCGTGGCGCACGTTGCCCTGACAGACTATTCAGTGCTGATGCACGTAAGATTAAGCAGACGATTGATACCGCAATGGATAGGTATGAGCGTACTGTAACACCTGATGAGATTGAGGCATTGTTCATGTCAAACAATCCGACTATGACTACGGCACAGAAGCAAGCCTACTCTGCCTTGTTCGGTAGCATTAAGAAAGAAACACCAATGGGTAGTGACATTGCACAAGAGGTACTGTCTAAACTATTCCAGCAGGTAGTGGGAGAGGACATTGCCAACCTTGGCTTTGACTATGTGAACGGTGACAAGACAACACTTGAACCGCTACGTAACTTGATGGAGATGTATGGTGATGACTTCACGCCTAACCTAAAGGTAGAGTGGGAAGACATTGACCTAGAAACTCTGATGTCTAAGGCTGACCTTGAGGCACGGTGGACGTTTAACATACCCGTACTTACACGTAAGGTAGAGGGTGTCAATGCAGGACATCTGATTGAGGTAGGTGCTAGACCTAACACAGGTAAGACATCCTTCCATGCATCACTGATTGCTAGTCCTAACGGCTTTGCACAGCAGGGTGCCAACTGTATTATCCTCTGTAACGAGGAAGGTTATCACCGTGTGGGTGCCAGATATTTGACAGCAGCTACAGGCATGACGATGCAGGAGATTAAGCAGAACCCTGCCAAGGCACGTGAGTTGTATGCCCCTGTCAAGGAACGCATCAAGATTAAGGATGCTACTGGTCGGGATATGAATTGGGTAGAAAGCATTTGCAAAGCGTACAAACCTGATGTAGTATTGCTGGACATGGGCGACAAGTTTGCCAAAGGTGGCTTCGCCAGACAGGATGAATCACTCAAGGCTAATGCAGTACACGCTAGACAGATTGCCAAAGAGCATGAGTGTGCTGTGTTCTATATGTCTCAGCTATCAGCAGAGGCAGAGGGTAAGGTTCTATTGAACCAGTCGATGATGGAAGGCTCACGTACAGGTAAGGCGGCAGAGGCTGACCTAATGATATTGATTGCTAAGAACCCGCCTGTACAGGAAAACAATGAAGAAGAGGATAACATGAGACACTTAAACGTGGTGAAAAATAAATTGTCAGGCTGGCATGGTAAGGTACACTGTCAACTTGACTACAAGACAGCGAGGTATGAAGGATGAAGCTAACACTAGACGTAGAGAATACAACAACAGAACGAGATGGTAAGATGCACCTTGACCCCTTTGAGCCTAACAACTCATTGACTATGATAGGTATACTGACTGACCAAGGACATGAACAGCATTTCCCTTTTGACCATGCAGATGTACCTAGTCAAGCTGACTACCATGAGCGTGTGCAGTGGTATCTTGACCAAGCTACGGTATTAATCATGCATAATGCTGCATATGATTTGACATGGCTATGGGAATCCGGCTTCAAGTATGATGGCCCTGTCTTTGACACTATGCTGGGTGAGTATGTACTACAGCGTGGTATTAAGCAACCGCTATCTCTTGAGGCTTGCGCTGAACGGTATGAGTTAGACACTAAAAAGCAGGATACCCTGAAGGAATACTTCAAGAAGGGATACAGTACACGAGACATACCATACAATGAGTTGTGTGAGTATCTATCTGCTGACCTTCATGCTACACAGCAACTGTCTGACAAGCTAATGCTACGTCTTAACAGTGTAGAGGATGCAGGGCTGATGCCTACTGTTACCCTGACTAATGAGGTGGCTGTATGCCTAGCTAAGATATACAGCAGGGGTTTCTCTGTTGATATATCCAAGCTGGATGAGGTACGCCAAGAGTTTGAAGCAGAGAAGAAGGAGTTACTTGATGCATTACAAAAGCATGTTCGTAGTCTTATGGGTGATACACCTATTAATCTTAATAGTCCAGAGCAACTCTCTTGGGTTATATACTCTCGTAAGGTAGATGATAAACTACATTGGGCTAATAGCATTGACCCATACATGGACGATGCTTCCTTCCGTAGCCTAACAGCTACTGGTACAACACGATTATACAAAACCAAAGCAGAGCAGTGTGGTGATTGCAGTGGCACTGGTTATATTAGAAAGGTAAAGAAAGATGGAACTCCTTTTGCAAAGCCAAATAGATGTGTGGCATGTAATACTAGCGGTTATAATTTCGTACCTACTAGTGATGTGGCAGGGCTAAAGTTTAAGCCACCATCTGCTAAGTGGGCTAGTGCCAATGGCTTCAGTACCTCTAAGCAGAACCTACAGTTACTACAGAGTTCAGCTAGAGCAAAGGGTATGGACGATGCGGTTGACTTCTTAGGCAAGGTAAGCCGACTGAGTGCCGTTGATACATACCTATCATCATTCGTGGGCGGCATTGCCAACTACACTAAGAGTGATGGTAAGTTGCATGTTAGTTTATTACAGCATCGCACGTCTACAGGTAGACTATCAGGTGCTAACCCTAACATGCAGAACATGCCACGGGGTGGTACGTTTCCTGTTAAGAAGGTATTCGTATCACGTTTCAAGGGCGGCAAGGTATTAGAAGCTGACATGGCACAGCTTGAGTTTCGTACCGCCGCTTTCTTATCACAAGATGGAGTAGCAATTGAAGAAGTATCTACTGGATTTGATGTACACTCATATACCGCTAAAGTTATTAGTGATGCTGGTCAGCCTACGAGTAGACAGGATGCGAAAGCGCATACGTTTGCTCCACTCTACGGCGCAACAGGATACGGCAGAACACCAGCGGAAGCAGCGTACTATGAACACTTCACAGAGAAGTACAAAGGTGTTGGGTCTTGGCATACCCAACTGGCTAAAGAAGCTGTGAACACACTAAAGATAACCACACCTTCTGGCAGAGAGTTTGCTTTCCCTAATGTATATCGTAAGGCAAGCGGCAGGGTGTCACACTTTACGCAGATAAAGAACTACCCTGTTCAGTCATTTGCTACAGCAGACATTGTGCCAATTGCTTTACTTCATATTGATAAACTGCTTGACACTATGCAGTCATGTGTGGTAAATACAGTACATGACAGTATAGTTATTGACGTACATCCTGATGAAGAGAGAAAGGTATTAGACATTATTCAACAGACAAACAACGACTTACCTAATTTGATTACACTAAGATGGGGCATACAATTCAATGTACCCCTGTTACTCGAATCAAAAATAGGTGATAATTGGCTTGACACAAAGGATGTAAGCTGATATAACTACGGAACTTTCAACAATATAGGAGTAATAGAATGACACAAGTAACTACCATTGATACCAATAACTTTGCTGCTATGGCACAGGCTATGGGTATTGCAAGTGAGGCTAACAAGAAGGAGAAATCCAGTAGCCTTCCTCGTCTGAGAATCAATCATGCACCTATCATGGGTACAGCAGATGTTAACGGCAAGAAGGTTAACATGGAAGTAGTACCGGGTGGTACATACAAACTTGAGATTCCAGATGGACCTACCTACTACGCTGAGTCCGTTAACATTCGTACATTCCTGCAACGGTTTATGTACAAGAAGTTTGTTAAGGGTCATGGCGATACACCGAATCAGTTTGTCAAGACATTGATGGCTGATAGTCTTAATGTAGACCTAAAGGATAACTCCGGCGGGTTCAACTGTGGTAAACCTGCAGGTTACATTCAAGACTTCAAGGCTCTACCTGAGAAGACACAAGAGTTAATCAAACAGATTAAACGTGTGCGTGTCCTCATGGGTACAGTCGAATTGATTAACCCTACTGACGAAAAGGGTAATCCTGTTGACATCACAACTTCTTCCTTTATCTGGGAGATTGATAATCGTGATGCCTTCAAAACCTACGGTGACATCTTAGCTAAACTTACTAAGATGCAACGACTACCTGTTCAACATAACATTGAGTCTGGTACAGAAGAACGTAAGTTACCTAATGGTAGTAGCTTCTTCTTGCCTACAGTTACTGTGGATGCCACTAAGACAATCGAACTTAGTGAGGATGACCAGCAATTGTTTAGTGACTTCGTGGCGTGGGTTGACAACTACAACACATACATCGTTAACACGTGGGCTAAGAAAGCAAATGCTCACATGGAAGAGGATGACGTTGATGTAGTAGATGACATCGTTGACATTGACATTGACGAAGAAGAGGTAGCATAATGAACCACCCTGCTGAACTGGCGTTACATCAGTACATGGACAATGCTGTTAAAGGCAAGTCCACTATGGCTGACACTACCATTAAACAGGTAGCTGCAGACATTGAAGAAGCACTGTCACGTCAGTTTGGTAGTGGGAAGAAGCGTGGAGACTTTCGGCTTCGTATGTCTAATGTTGGCAGGTCTACCTGTCAGCTATGGTATGATAAGAACAAGCCGGAAGTCGCTCTTCCTATGCCTACAACATTCATTATGAACATGATGCTGGGTGATATAGTCGAGGCTGTATTCAAGGGTCTACTAAAGGAAGCAGGAGTTAAGTATGAAGAGCCGGAACACGTTACTTTGGAATTGGATAAGGAAGCATCCGTTAATGGAACGTATGATATTGTTATTGACGGTGCCGTTGATGATATTAAATCCGCATCTAATTGGTCTTACAATAATAAGTTTGATTCTTTTGAGTCTCTAGCAAGTGGTGATAGCTTCGGCTACATAGCACAGCTTGCAGGTTATGCAAAGGCATCTGGTAAGAAAGCTGGTGGCTGGTGGGTAGTGAACAAAGCTAACGGTGCATTCAAGTACGTACCCGCTACTGGATTAGATGTGGATGCAGAGGTTGCTAAGATACAGGAAGTACATAATACCGTAGAGAAGAATGAGTTCAAGCGGTGTCACGAGCCTGAGATAGAAACCTTTCGTGGTAAGCCTACTGGCAACAAGGTACTAGGTGTACACTGTGGCTTCTGTTCTTACCGTTATGATTGTTGGCCTACACTGAAGGAACTACCTGCAGTTATGTCACAAGCAAAGTCTCCTAAGACTATGAACTATGTAGAGTTGGATGAGAAATACAATGCCTCTTGACGCAAAGCAGTTTAAGGCGGCAAGGAAGTATGGGTATCGGTCAGGTTTAGAGGTTAAGATTTCTGACTATCTTAAAGAAAGAGACATTGACTTCGGTTATGAATGTGTTAAGATAGAATGGGAAGACCTAGCCTACCGTACCTATACACCAGACTTTGTTCTGCCAAATGGTATCATAATTGAGAGCAAGGGGATGTTCACTGCTGCAGATAGACGCAAACATCTTGCTATACAGAAGCAGCATCCTGACTTAGACATTAGGTTTGTCTTTGAAAACAGTAGACGTAAGCTACGCAAAGGTGCCAAGTCTACATACGCTGAGTGGTGCATCAAGTATAACTTCTTATACTATGACCGCATCATTCCAGAAGATTGGCTAAAAGAAAAGGGTAAGAATACACATGCTAGTTTCATAAAGTTCAAAGGTAACAAAGTAAAAAGGAGAAAATAATATGACAGAGCCAGAGTTAACCTCACTTGAAGGTGAAGACTTTGTATTAAGAATACGTCCAGAGACAGATGAAGATGGTGAGTGGACAGGTGAGATTGACATGGCTATTATAACACAGCCGGATAACAATCTAGGAGATGAAGACTACTCACAAATCATGCACTTCTGTAAGATGTTAGCTAGTACTGTACCTGTAATGGAATTAAACGAAGACTTTAGGGAAATGGTACACCGCTATGTTATGACTATGAAAGATATAGAATATGATGTAGACTTAGAAGACGGGCCTAAGATTATAGGAGAAGAAGGTAATGTAATAAAGATTGATTTCAACACTAAAACAGAAGGGAGTGCATGATGGACCAGCTAAGACACGAAGAGTATATGAAGCAGATGGAACTGGCAGAGCAAGCCGCTAAAGAAGTATACGGTAATGTTGATATGGTCAACAGTCCACCACACTACAATGCATCAGGTATAGAATGTATTGATGCCCTTCGTGCTGCGTTGGGTGAGGGATTTGATTTCTACCTACAAGGTAATGTAATGAAGTACTTGTGGCGGTACAGATATAAGAATGGCACACAAGACTTAGAGAAAGCTGCTTGGTATCTAAACGTATTGACAACAGAAGTAGAGGGGCTGTATGATGATAAGAGTTAAGATGTTTGTCACGATAGATATAGACCCCGAAGAGTATGCTATACCTGCAGATGGTCAGGTGGGTGAAGAGATTGAGGACAGCCTAAGAGAGTACTTCTATGATATAGAAGGTGCAGATATTAAAAACGTAAGAACAGTACAGGAGTGATACAGATATGTTAAGTAACCATTTACCAACAGACTACCAGAACTTCATAGCGTTATCTCGTTATGCAAGGTGGAAAGAAGATGAACAAAGACGTGAGACATGGAGTGAAACAGTCACACGATACTTTGATTATATATCTAAACACCTCAAGAAACACCATAGTTACAAGCTAGATAATAAGTTACGCAATGAACTAGAGGAAGCGGTGCTGAACCAAGACATCATGCCCAGCATGAGAGCCTTGATGACATCTGGCCCTGCACTAGACCGTTGCCACGTAGGAGCATTCAACTGTTCTTACTTGGCAGTAGATACGCCACGTGCATTTGATGAGACTATGTACATCTTAATGTGTGGCACTGGCGTTGGCTTCAGCGTTGAGCGTCATAGCATTGAGAAGCTACCCATTGTTAATGAGGCAATGCATGAGACAGATACAGTAATCAAGGTAGGTGATAGCAGACCCGGATGGGCTGGTGCCTTACGTGAGTTAATCTCTCTGTTGTATGCTGGGCAAATACCTAAGTGGGATGTGTCTGCTGTACGCCCTGCTGGTGAACGACTGAAGACATTTGGTGGACGTGCCTCTGGCCCTGCCCCACTAGAAGAGTTGTTTCAGTTTGTAATCGGTAAGTTCAAGGGTGCCGCAGGACGTAGGCTTTATCCTATTGAGTGTCACGACATCATGTGTAAGATTGGTGAGGTTGTAGTTGTCGGTGGTGTACGCCGTTCAGCACTCATCAGCTTGTCTAATCTTAACGATGACCAGATGGCACATGCTAAGTCAGGTCAGTGGTGGGAGAATGAAGGTCAACGTGCATTGGCTAATAACTCTGTAGCGTACAAGGGCAAGCCTGAGATGGGTACGTTCATGCGTGAGTGGGTATCACTGTACGAGAGTAAGTCTGGTGAGCGTGGTATCTTCAACCGTGAGTCTGCTAAGAAGCAAGCAGCTAAGAATGGTAGACGTGATGTGGAACATGATTTCGGTTGCAACCCTTGCAGTGAAATTATCTTGCGTCCATACCAGTTCTGTAACTTGTCAGAGGTAGTAGCACGTGCAGGTGATACAGAGGAATCACTAGCTAATAAGGTACGCTTGGCTACAATCTTGGGTACATTCCAATCTACTCTGACAGACTTCAAATACCTGCGTAAGGTATGGCAGAAGAACACAGAGGAAGAGAGGTTGTTGGGTGTATCACTAACAGGCATCATGGACAATGCAATGCTGTCAGGCAATAGCCCTACACTAGGCATGAACATTGGTGCTACACTTGAACTGCTACGCAATGAAGCTGTCAAGACTAATGAAGTACTGGCTAAGAAGCTAGGTATCCCACAGTCTACAGCAATCACTTGTGTCAAGCCTTCTGGTACTGTTAGTCAATTAGTTGACAGTGCATCAGGCATCCATGCTAGACATAACCCACACTACATTCGTACTGTTCGTGGCGATAACAAAGACCCACTGACACAGTTCTTAATTAGTGAAGGTATCCCAGCAGAGCCTGACGTAATGAAGCCAGATAGCACTACAGTGTTCAGCTTCCCAATGAAGTCACCTAATGCTGCGGTAACACGCACTGAGATGACAGCCATTGAACAGCTAGACTTGTGGCTACTGTATCAGCGTCATTGGTGTGAACACAAACCGTCAGTCACTATCTCTGTCAAAGAACATGAGTGGATGTCGGTAGGGTCTTGGGTGTATGAACACTTTGATGAAGTGTCAGGCATCAGCTTCCTACCATTCAGTGACCACACTTATGCACAGGCACCTTATCAGGACTGTACTAAGGAAGAGTACGAAGAGATGTTTGCTAAGATGCCAAAGGCAGTGAACTGGAACAAGCTGAGTGACTTTGAGAAGGAAGACACTACATCAGGTGGGCGTGAGTTAGCCTGTACTGCAGGGGTCTGTGAAGTAGTGGACTTAACAGCAGCGTGATAGAGTGTAGTGGATTAGACTTACTGTGGTGGCAATGGTGGATACTTGTTGCCATCACTACAAACACACTTCTCAATGTAGTAGTGTTCTTTAAACATAGGTTCAAGAGGAAGGAGCAAACATGAAGGTAGACTTAATTGACCACATGGGTAGTGACCTTACCGTAGTCAATGCAGCGAGGGTGTCCTTTGATAAGACATCCTCAACGCTTGACAACAAGGACATTAAGCTAATTAACTACTTAGCTAGACATAATCACTGGTCGCCCTTTAGCCATTGCTTTGTACAGTTTCGTGTTAAGGCACCCATCTTTATTGCAAGGCAGTTAGCCAAGCATCAGGTAGGCTTATCATGGAATGAGGTATCACGTAGGTATGTGGACTCACCGCCTGAGTTCTATGAACCAGATACATGGAGAGGTAAGCCAGAGAATGTGAAGCAGGGTAGTGATGGACAGGCTAAGTCGCAGTACTTTCCTAATCTGTATCTAGGAGATGTCACGGAGTTAGCCCTGAACAACTACGACAAGATGATTATACAGGGTGTGGCACCTGAGATGGCACGTATGGTACTGCCACAGAATATGTACACTGAGTGGTACTGGTCGGGTAGCTTGTATGCTTTCTCAAGAGTATGTAAGTTAAGGCTTGACAAGACATCGCAGATTGAGGTACAAGATATAGCTAGGCAGTTATCTGCCCATTGTTTAACACTGTTCCCGCACTGCTGGAATGCTTTAATAAAGAGTACAGAAAATGAGTAATGCTATGTGGAAGTCTAGAGAAGATTGGGTTCAGCATAATCCACACAAAGGACATCCACAATATGAAGAATGGATGAGGATGAAACAGAAAGAAAAGGAGAATGAAGATGGTACTAGCTAAAGTCATGCAGAAAGATGGAGTGAGCATAACTAATTACACAAAACAAAAAGCCACCAGAGAAGATGGCGACTTGTGGTACTACAGTCCTAGTGGCTACAGGCAACGTGTCTCTACTCATGCAGCCAAGAATAAAAACAGGATGTTTGTTAATGGTAAATACATACCAGCATCTCATCCACTACATAAAGCAGGACGTTACAAATCTCTTGATGATGCATGGTCACACAATAAGATTGAGAGTGTTAATGAGGGTGAAGTGTACGCCATTGTTAATGATGCATGGCCTGAGTGGGTTAAGGTAGGCAAGGCTGTTGATGCAGAGGATAGACTAAACGGATACCAAACATCATCACCATTCCGCAACTACACAATACTTACTACATTGAAAGCGGAGAACAGACACGAGGCAGAAAGAGAAATGCACCACCTGTTTACAGACAGTGCATTAGAGAGACGAGGAGAATGGTTTAAGATTACTACAGCTAAGACCAAGGAGTTGTTCAATGAGTTTGCAAAGCGAGGCTGATAACTGGATGAAGGAGAAATACAAGATGGACTTTAATAAATACCAAGAGACAGCAGTTGAGACTGCCATCTACCCTGATACCCATCGTATCCTGTACCCAGCATTGGGCATGGCAGGTGAGGCAGGAGAGGTAGCTAACAAGGTCAAGAAGATTATCCGTGATGGCCCAGAGAATATGCCTGATGATTGGAAGGACCAGTTAGCCAGTGAGATAGGGGATGTGTTGTGGTACTGTGCTGCACTTGCCAATGACCTTGGTATGCCACTATCACTGATTGCTGCACAGAACAGAGACAAGCTACTTGAACGCAAACAGAAAGGTACAATAAGCGGTAGCGGAGACAAACGATAGACATAAAAAGAGGGGGCTTAATTGCCCCCTTGTTTATTTGCGAGAGGCTAACCCACCTCTGTTGAACTTCTGTGTTCCTACAAATAGTATTTTCTTTAGGTCAGTATATCCTAGCTTTTCTAAGTTAACACTATTATCAAAGAATACATCTATGCCAGCTTTCTGTAACATTTTGTTTTCTGTATCTGTTACCTTACCACCACCAAAGACTGCCCTACGTATAACATCATCAGGTACGTTACGTAACTTTGTAGATGCTTTACCTCTAGCACCCTGCATTCGTTGCTGTTTTATCCGTAACATAACTTCACGAAGGCCTGTCATATTATTAGACATCTCTGTGCCTTTCTTCATTTGTTCAGGCATATCAAATATAATACTCTTAAAGAAAGGGTAGGTAGCTTCATCATCAAGAAAAGACTCAAGCAGGTCATCATAAGTACCTCGTGCGCCATACTGCTCTGTGTATTGACCAAGAGATTGTAGATTTTTAAAGGTGTCTCTTACTTTGTTGTATGCTAGTTTTTGTACAGCAGGTTTAGTTAAGTCATCTGTAAGATTACTCATACCTTTTACGTCACTAATAATATTATCGACCATATCCTGACCGCGCTGTATCTTTGCGGCTAACTCAGGGTTGTCTTCTAACACCTTGACGTTCAGGTTCTCTGGCATGACGATAGCTTCTTCAGCTTCTAAGTGTATACTCTTAGGTAGTCGGTAGCCTACTTGACCCTCCTCTAGTGGGGGTAATGCTTCACGCCCTGTTGGTACGTCATCCACCATGTCCTGCGCTGAGACATCATTATTAGTAACTAGTGTATACTCTCTAGGTGTCATATCTCTAGTGGCACCTTCAGGCAAGTCAGCATACACAACATTACCTGTATCCCGTCCACCAAAGTTAGGCTTCATTGCCACAAGTGGGTCACGAGAAGTAGACAACATCTTCTGTTTCAGTTCAGCGTGTTCACCTGTAGTTCTACCACCTAAACCTACTTCACTTACAAAACTTTCATCCGTTGGGTAATCGTAGTCAGCAACATAAGGTCTAAAACCTTCACGCTTGATAGCATCAATACGTTTCTCACCTACCATGTCTGAGGCAACAGAAAGGTCATCGGAACCAATCATAAGTTGCATTTGCATCTCAACAGGACGTAGACGTTTACCCCCATCATATGTTTCCACAGAAGCTATGGGTTCTTTCTCATCTAGTATCTTCATGGTATCTGTATCAATAGCATACGCAGATACTTTATCACCATCTCTTTTAAATATAACAGGTATCGTATCTAATTCACCATCCACATTACCTATGGGTAGTTGTATTGCACCGACTTCTTGTTTTTCAAGTAAGTCATCAACATTTATAAAACCAGTGTCATCTGCTAATTCTTTTGATAATGTATCTACGGGGTTGTTTATGTATGTATCATTATAATCACGGCGTAACTTTTCATACCTCTGTGCATCGGCGTCTCGTGCTTGACCCATGCTCTTGGCACCATGAAACACTTTAGGTGTAGGACGTTTACCCTTACCAGTAAACTCAGCATCTTCAACTGATGTAGTTGTTCTGCCTCTATCTGAGATACCTTTGTCAAACACTTGTTCTGTTTGGTCAGCTAGTCTTTCCTTGGCTGTTGCTTTAACACCCTTCTTGAGTACACCACCTATATCACCAATGATAGGCACAGGACCAGCTAGACTTAGACCAGCAAGGCCAGCACCCAGACCCATATCAATAATGCTACCCTCATCATAACCTTGTTCCATAAGGTCACGTGCCATACGCATATCTTCTGGTATCTCAATCATAGCTTTGACATCACCCACTACAGGTGTGAAGTCTAGTGCCTGCTCTGCCACCATAGGTAGGTCAGAGATAGTTTCATCAAGTGTCTGTGGTTCAGCCTGACGCATACGTAGAAACTTTTGTTCTGACGGTAATTCTATAGCATCTATTGAATACTCTAATTCACGGTCAGATTCAGATAATCTATCAGCTTCTTGTAAATCTCTTGCTTTCATTATAGTCTACCTGCCTTACCCTGCAAACTACGTAGTGTATCAGCGGCCCACCGCATAACATTAACTTCTCTACCATTTATTATTATAGTTTTATCTTTGTCTTCAGACACAGACTTACCACCGAATTGTTTTCTATACATAGAGTTTATTCTACCTTGCTGTAAAGCACTAGCACTCTGGAAATCATCTCTATCTAATTCGCTGTATGGTAAATCTTTAAGGTCAGCATCACGTTCTACTCTATCCCGTGCCATATCTTTTGCTTTGTTTATCAAATCCTGTGCAGCGACTTTAAGCTGGTATCTTTTTTCCTCTATAGATAATCTATCATATTCGTCACTTAGTATTAGCTTTTCTAACTGCTGCTCTAAATTAAATTCGCTACCATCCTTTGATAATTCCTGCCTCGCATATAAATCAAACGTATCATTGGACTCTCTCTTATATAAATCATAAGGCGTAAAAGATAACTTTGCTAGTTCTTTTGTGAGAGTATTCTTTTTTCTCTTACCAAAACCAAATACTTGTTTTTCCATGGGATTAACGGCAGATAAGTCACCTGTTTCAAACGCAGATAAGGCAGCAGTATCATAGTCATTAAGAGGAAAATCTGGAAGAGAACGTGTAGCACGATTGTATATTATGTCTAAGAAGTTTTCACTACCACTGCGTGTCTCTGGTATCTTACGAGATTCAGGGTCAAACTGACCATAAAAATCTTTTACTACAGCGAGTGGTAATGTATATGTATTCGCTACATCTCCTATGAGTTCTGCTAAAACCTTCTGTGGTTTTCCACTAGCAGCATCTTGATACAGCTTATCTATAGCATACAGTCCTACACCTGTTCTGAAAGTAGAACCAAGTAAAGCCTGTGTGGTATCCTTTACGTATGTGCTGATTGAGGTAGGCATAGTGCCACGCTGATAACGATACAGCAAATCTGCAGCAAGCATGAATGGTGCAAAAGGACCGTACACAGCACGTCCATCAATTACATTACCCTGTCCATCATCTATTTCATACCAGTAATTAGTATCACCTTGATGTGCTCTCCACTGATATGCTGCAGTAAGCATCAATGCACCTGTTAATTGTTTGGGTGCCTTGTCCTTTATATATTCTTTTGTTGTTCTTGCAGGTAGCTTTGAGCCTAACCTATCTAAAGGTAACATACCAATCAGTGGTGCGTGTTGAAAAGTAAACTTTAACTGGTTAGCTATAAAGCGTGGAAAAGGCATCACAGCAGATATAAGAAACGGTACTTCTTGGTGTGCTTTTATCACACCTCTTGCACCTTTACTAAACCAATCATCACCCCTCATAGAAGACTGATATGTAAACTCGTAAGAATCGGCAATGGCTTTTTGCAATATGTCATCATCTATTTTACCAAAGTCTCCTTTGGAAATAACATCATATAAATCTACACCCTCATCTGATAACCTACGTTTTATAGAGGCAGAAATCATAGCCTGCTTAAACATATTATCGGATGCTGTATTTAAGAAATTTATTTTTCTTCCTATATTAGCTAATACTGTTTCATTAGGTGTCTTAGCAGCTAAGTCAGCGGCTTCTCTAAATAGTTTAGCAGATTCTTCTGGAAAGTTTTCTGCAAACATCTGCCTTATAACCTTACCTTCGTAGGGGTTTAGCATATATTTGGCTACATCAAATGTGCCATCAAAAGGATTTCTAAGATTAACAATATTATCAAATGCACGTGTTGTAGAGTCAACAGCTACACGAAAGCCACCACCTATATTATTACGCATAGTTGTGGCAAGCTGGGATGTCATAGCACCTAGCCGTAACCTATCTAAGTCTTGGAAAAACTGTTTACCTTTACTTAATTCTTTAGCATCTGCTGCTGTTAACGGTGTAACACCTGCTTTATTTAGACCGTCTAGTTCCTCTATAAGTTTATCTGCTGGCTGTTTAACTGTACGTGTTGCGCCTAGTGCTTTTTTAACACGTGCTTGTGCGCCAAGAGTTCTACCTGCGTCAGATATTTCAGCTAAATATACTAATGAAAACTGGTCAGCATTAAGGTTGTGTTCCTCAAGAATTTTATTTACCTCTGTTAATTCAGATAGTTTATCTTCACTGATTAATCTATGTAGAGCAGTGGTTATTCTTTCTCCCTTTTGTAACTTCAGTTTATCTTTAACACTGATAGCTGCTGCTGCAATATTATTAACTACATCAGAACCCAGAGCAGATTCAAGAGTATCTCCCGGTTCTAAATCCTGCTTCAGTCTTCTACCTTCAGCAACCTTGGTAGGGTCTAATGCATTAAGAACTTCTTTTATTTCACTTACTTTTTCAGAAGATGCGTTAGCAAGTACTTCTTCTGATTTTTTAGATGCTTCATTAGCTTTCGCAGAACTGGCTATTCGAGAACTTTCAAGAAGTTCGTCTGCTTTTGCTGCTTTTTTAGCGGCAAGCATACCTATAGGAAAGTTTATAAGACCACCACCTATAGCAGAACCTAGTCCAGTAATAGCTGCTCTCTCAAGAACAGACTCATCTTTCATTCCGGTTTCAACACGAGTAGCACCCTGCACAGCACCTTGTCCTGTACCTATAGCACCCTCTACAACTGCAGCACGTCCTGCAGATTTTAAACCTTCTGAAAGAATTTTACGAATGCCTAGCTTTGCTGCTTGTGTACCCGCCATAGAAGCAGCTTTACCTGTACCACCTGATACAATACCTAAGTAAGTAGATGGTGCAGTCAATACCCCTGCTGCATAATCCCACATCATACGGCCTGATACATCTTCATTTACTTTATCATAAGCATCAATCAATCTACCAAATCGTTGCTTACCCTCTAAGTCTGCACCTTGTGCATATTCAAGGTCACGGATAGCAGTTACTTCATTGACATCCTGATACCGCATGTGTTCCATGAAGGCATCATACACTTCTTCAGGAGAAGCAGTAGCATCCATATTCTCACGTTCACGCAAAAAAAGACTAGCATCTTGTAAAAACTCAGGGTCGGATGCTAGTGTTTCTTTATCTAATTCTTCTATCTGATTATAATTTTTTAGCATTAAAGCTGGCTCTCAAGTCTGTCGATTATTTTGTCTGCTTCAACTGCTGCATCTGCAGGTGTCATGGACTTTTGTAAGTCCTGTATCAGTCCATTTCTAGCTTGATTTAGTATTTGTACTTGTTGCCGTAAAGATAAACCTTTAGCATCTTTTAATACCTGAGCCTGAATAGAACTAGTAGTCATGCCCCCATACACTCCTGTTCCTACAGTAGAGGACGGTTGTACAACCAACGATGAAGAAGGGGGATTATTACTCACATTAGATATTCCTGCTAACATATCTTCAGTAGCAGCGTCTAGTGCTTGAATAGACGTTATTTTTTTATCTTCTTCTCTGCGAGATTGATAACCAACAGTAGCTTTTCTTCCTATATCTAATGCTTGTGCTGCAAGGTCTGCTTTATCTGCTGAGAATATAGGATTTCCAGCTTGGTCAAAGGCTAAGTCAACACCTAATGCTACACCAGCACGTTTTTGCAAGGCTCTCATAGCAGAACCTTGTGTAAATGCACCTGTTTCTTTACCTTCTATAGTTGTTTCAGCACGTGCTGCTGCTACAGGGTCTTCTAAAAATAGTTGTCCTGTGACTACAGCAGGGTCCATAGTAATGTCGTCAGTTGCTAATGCACGTAACTCACCCATAGGCATACCAAAAGCACTACCAACAGCCTCTGCTCTTTTACGTGCAATTTTAGTTAGGTCTTGTCCTAAAAAACCTGTACTTTTAACACCTGATTCAGACAGAGCATCAGACATATTCATACCACGATTTACTCTACCCATGTAGCCTGAGATAATTTCGTCTTTGGTTCTTCCTGTTTCTTTATAATCCCCTGACATACGTACAATATCAGCAGGTTTTACAGGTAGTTTTGAAGCCTTCATAGCTTCAATATGATTTAATACCTTATCAACACCACCTTCACGTGCTATGACATCTATTTGGTCCCCAGAAAAACCATTGTTTACAAGTGTATCAAACTTCATAGACAAATCTTTACGCTTGTTTTTTCTTTCGTTGTATTTACCAATACCTGTTTCTGTCCAGAACTTTAACGCACTGTCAGTAACTCGCTCAACATTATCACGCTCTTCTTGTAGTATCTCAGAGCCACGTTTAGCTGCCCCGCCTAAAAAAGATAATCCTGCAAAACCCATACTATGCTCTCCGTGTCATTAAGCCTTTAGGCTCTTCTACCATTTCATCCATAGGCACTTCCTCTACCACAGGGGTAGTATCCTCTGCCATGCTTTCACCTTTCTTCTTAGCTACCTCTTTCATAGCCATAGAAATTTCAGATGAGTCAGGAATATTTGGGTCAATCTCTTCACCTACAATTTTATGCTTTACACCTGCTGATTTAGCCATCTGGTGAAGTACTTCCGCTAATACGGGAGAAGCTAGTATACCTACATCCACACTGTGTATACCTTCCATAACTCCTCCTAGTTGAATAGTATCAACAAGAGTATCTACAGGTACGCCTGACTCAAGCAAGTCTAGTGCCTGACCAGCCATGCGGTCAGAAGTTAGTTTAGGAATATAATACTCTAGTGTCTTCTCTACTGTACTAAATCTAGGTGGGGCTTGCCACGGTCTTTCACCTAAAGGTGCAGTTAAACTCTGCCCCGGAATAGGTAAGTCAAGAGACGGTGCAGGTGCTTCTTTATCAATCATTGTTATCGCCCATATTTTTTTGAATACGCATAATTAAATCTGAATAAAAAGTATCTTCTGCATCCTTACTTTCAGACATACTAGTTCTTGATAGTAGACCTGCATTTTTTTGTTGAACAGGCGCAGGATTACTCTTGCGATTTTGTCTACTCTCTCGCTCTTGTTTGATAGCTAGTCTTGCGCCGCTTGTATCTGCCATATTTATATCCTCTTAAAAAGCAAAGGTCTTAAACAAGTCCATCGCAAAGCCACCTAATGCTGAACTGGATTCTTGGTCGCCTTTTATTTTTTGTATGTTAACATCTGAGTCTGCTGTTAGTTTTGCAATAGCCAGTTTATTCATTCTATCCTGTGCATTGTCTGCCGAGGTCCATGCCCACTCCATTGTATCTGCATAGTAACTCCACAAGTTATCATAAGCAGACTTAGATATATCTAGGATAGCATTGGCATTTAATTCATTAGCACGATTGACTGCTGCTGTGTCTGCTGTAGCAATCTCTCTGCGCCAAGTAGCATTAGACTGTGAGATAACCATCTGGTTCTGAGCGTTAAATTGGTCACGCTGGTTAATAGCTTCTGCATTAAATCTTTCTACAGTATTTACCTGACCTGCATTAAACTGAGCCTGTGCATTTTGTTGAGCAGCATTAAACTGGGAAGTCTGCGAAGCTAAACTAGCAAAGAATTGGTCAACTTGATTTTGACTAGTAGCATTGAACTGAGCCGCAGCATTAGTAGCAGCTTGGTCTGTAAATAAAGACTGCACACGTTGCTGTGCTTTAAACATCTCCGTCTGTTGCTGATTAGATAAGTTAGCCATATCATATTGCAAAAAAGTATTTGCATTTTGTACTGCTGCTTGTTGTCTATTATTAAGATTAGAGACATCCAACTGTGCTAATGCAGAAGCCTCTGCCATAACCATAGCTTGTTTATTATTTAAGTTAGCCAAGTTCATTGTGTTTACAGCACGTGAGTTTTCTAATTGTACCTGCTGTTCTGCTGTAAAGTTCATATTAGCAATGTCACTAATCTTACTAGCGTTCATTACTTTAGCTTGAAACGTCTGGTCAAACTCTTGACCCATAAACTTAGCACGTTGCTCTGCTGCAAGCATAGCAGATTGCTGACGGTTTGACAAGTTCTGAGATTCAAATTTAGCTATTGTTTGTGCATCTGCCATAGCAATAGGCATAGCAGATTCCATAGCGGCCTGTACAACAGCCTGTCCTGCAAGAGAGGATGAACCTAGCCCACGTGCAGCCATAGCTGCTGTAGCTGCTCTCATAGCCCCTGCCGCCCATGCGGGTGACTTACCGTCCTCAAAGCCTTCCATAAGACCGGATAGCTGGCTCTGTACCATAGCCTTTGCAGATGGGTCAGCCGTTACTGCTGCAGCTTGTGTTTGCTCTGCAAGTTTAGCGGCTCTTGCGGCATCTACACCTGTACCACTAATCAACTCACCGTCTTGTAAGTCTCTCTGTACAGGATTATCTATTAGGTATGCATTACCCTGTGCTGCTTCTAAGTTACTTACAGAGGATATAGTCTGTTCTGCCGCAGTTACTTGCGCCCGTGGGTCATCAGGGTTTGCCTGTGCTGCATTAGTAGCAGCTATAGTATCTTCTACGTCATCTTTTACCAGTCTAGGGTCTACTAAATTTGGGTCTGTTACAGTAGGTGTAGTAGACTGTGCTGTACTTGCTAAAGCGGTATCTACTGGACCAGCACCTGTAACCTGTCCTGCACCTTCTTGCATGTATTGAGATGAATCTTCGGGTACTGCTGCAGCTACTGTTGTACCACCTTCAGGAACTCCGGGAGTTAGTATTCTACCTGCTGTAAAAGAAGGAAGATTACCCATGTTAACTTCACTATTTTTATTCGTACCCTTAGTGTCCCCACCCTTCTTCATCTTAACCACACCGCCACGGGCCATCTGAATTGCGGCATTGTTATACTGTTGCATCTGCTGTTGACGCTGTGGGTCTTGCTGCACATATTGCTGGAACTGGTTCATGTCACCTGAGTAACCCATAGCACCAGCTATCTTCTTCATTGCTTCAGGTTTAAACGCTTTGAACTGCATCATATTACTTCATTCCCATAAATACTGTAACCACCATAGCTACCATAGCAAGTGTGCTACACATTATCATGGCCTCTAGTCGCCACATTCTTTTATCTAAACCGTCAAGTTTACCGTGTACAAGTTCACGAAACATTGCACACTCTTTTTCGTGTGCATCTAATTCCATTTGTACTTTAAGTGCTGGTTCCACAATCTGTTCCATCTTCATTAGTCAGCATCCGCAATGGTCAACGTGCCAGCTTCGACCTGACGCATGGTTTCTGCGTAGTCTGTGTTGTCTGGGTCAGTAGGCACAAAGCATTCGGTTCCATCAATTTCACAAAAAATAGATGTGGCTTCTTGGTCAGCATATTTTGCATTTGCAATAATAATCATTTTATAACTCCGACGCAGCTGTGAATTGGTAGTTCATATAACTGGGGGTTCCGCCCTTTGCAACTCGGAATGAAGTTGGTGACTGGTCTGCAAGAGTAAAACCAGCACTATCCGACCCGTCAATATCAATGCCTGTTGCGCCTGTTGATATCCCAAAGCAAGTAACTGTTGGGGTCGCCCTCATTTCAGTAGTGAGTCTTGTTGTTGTTGACAAAGTAGAACCGCTTGCTTGCACGCTTTCTCTACCGACTGTAGTTGTGGTTCCGGCAACAGTGCCTAGTGCATAGCTTTGTTGATAATACCGCTGACACTTCTGCAAAGTAGCCGCAAAACTTTCGTGTTCAAACGGCGTGGCTACATCGCCGACTTCAAGCTGTACGCCTGTGATGTACCACTCGTTGCTGGTGCTGTCTGCAAGGTTTACCTGACCTACCGCACTATTAGCTACAGTAGTAGTTGCCCAAGAAGTGTCTAGTGTACCGCTTGTAAAATTTGAACCTGCCGCCAGAAAAAACTGAAGACCTAAACTTTCAGCATTGTCATTATCTAGTGAACCTGTTGTATCGCCATCGTAAGTTATAGAAACATACTGCCAAGTATTAGCAGATGTAATGTTGTATGATTTTGCTATATGTCTGCTATTGTCTTGGTCTTTGAGTTGGACAATATATGTTCCTGTTTTAGAAGAACGAACATAAAAGGAAAGAGTCACACTTTCAGCATTACTAGTTCCTTTTTTTAATTGCTGTAAATTTTGCCCCTCTATTCTCTGTCTAAGCCTAACTACATCACTAGCCGCTAAAGAAGCATCTGCGGTCGTACACTCCACTTTGTATGAGTTTGAAAAACCTTCTGGCGCAGTCGTGCTTTGTGATACTGTCCAAGTGCCAGCAGTTTCAACATTAAAGTTGTATCTATCAGGTGCTTTTTTGTAACCGCCTCCTGTAATTCCTGTCTGTGATGTGCCCCTTTGCGAAACCT